TGTACTCCGTCAGCAGCCGGATGTAGCCTTCGCCATACGTTACCTGATTTTCGCAAGCAGTATCGTAAGCCACGTCCGCGTCCGACATATACTCAATATGGCGAACGATACCATCGTAGATTTCAGCAACTTCCACGTCCGCCTTGTCATCGACAGGGATGACCTTGCCGCTTGGGCGATTTTGTCGCTGATCATTCGTTACCTGTCTGACGTGTTGGGGCAGCTTGTTGATGGTCAGGCAAGGCCGAGCGTTGATCGTCTGCCCCTGCACCGAGCCACGAGTAGCTAACACGTCCGCAGGCCATTGCCATTGGTTGTCAGGCGATCCGGCAAAAAACCGCAGATCGTCCAACTCGTCTTCGCGGCTTTCGGAATAAGCGGCGATAGCCATCGTCAGACGGCTACGCATCGTGTCCATGACAGTAGCGGGATCTTTTTTACGAGACCCGCCCCCGCTTGACACGCGGCCTGCCGCAGCTACCCCTGAATAGTCCATGTCACTTGCCTTTTGATGGCTTTGCAGCAGCTCGCTTGACCGAGTACGCGATGGCAACCGCCTGTTTGGGCGGTTTGCCAGCCTTTACCTCTGCCGCCACGTTGGTTTTAAACGCCTTGGGCGACGCAGATTTCTTGAGCGGCATGTTACTGCCCGTGGATGATGGCAAAGTTGATGGTAATGGCTTCCGACAGCGAACCACCCGTGATGTTACGCACGGTGATGGTGGCCGATCCCGCAGCCAGACCGCTGACCCACACGTTGTACGAACCAGAAGTGCCTCCGTACACATTTAAGACCAGCACGTCTTTGACGCCGATTATTGAATTGGTCAGCGTAAACGTCACGTTGGTGGTGCCCGCCAACGCCGCGTTGTTCATGGTAATTTGACCGCAAGACTTGTCTAGCGTCACGCCAGTAGACTTGCTGGTGAGCTGCGTGACCGCTCCCTGAGCGTCGGTCGAGTAGCCAAGCTGACCGCCAGCCAAGACAAAATCAGAACCGATGATGTTCTGATCCTCAAAAGCAACGCCGATTGATTTGGTGCTGGTGGACATGGTTACGATCCCATCCATGAGGTTGTAATTCCGCCCGCAGAGTACCCTCTTCTAGGCCCCCGGTCAACGTACTCCCGGTGCGCCACCGGGAACGCAAACGTAACAGCAATGGCGTCCGCCGCGTCGGGTGACGCCAACCCCCGCGCTTTCATGTCCTTCTTGCTTTCCAAGAAGATCGTACCCTTGCTGTCCGGCTTCATCATGGGGCCGATCAGGTCGCTCTTGAGGTACCGGTCCTTGGGCAGGCTGGCCGTCTTGAGCCACGTCCGCAGCTCGCCCCACATCTCCGCTCGCTTGTTGCCCCACATGAGCGGATTCTTGCTCTTAGACCCGAAGTTGACGCCCCTAATCTTGTACCGTTGCTCCTTAAGCCGGTCCACGACGCCCGCCCCCAGCCCGCCCTCGTCCACGACCACCAGCGCGGGCTTGTACTCTTCAATAGCCTCGATCACCCGCCCGACGACCTCCATCGTGTCGTCGCCCCGGTACTTCTTAATAGCAATGATGTCCCGGCCCTGCCGCACGGCAATGACCGTTGAGTCCGCTCCGAACCGCGCCGGGTCCACGCCGATGACGATGGGTGCCGACTGATCCTTCCACTTGACGCGGTCCATTGCCTCGTCAACCAGGTGGCTGCCGATAAACTGATCGTCCGACGCACTGGGAAATTGACCGTAGACCTCGACGTAGGCTTGGTTGCTGTCCGCGCCGTACTCGTCAATGATCTGCTGGTACACCGCCTTGTCGGTCCCCTCGACCGACCGGGCGTCCACAATCTTGTTGCGCCAAAAGTCCCGTTTGCCGTTAAAGCACTCGTAGAAGTACCCGCTGTTGCGCCGGGGGTTGCTGAACGCCATCCAGAACCTGTTGGGCGTGTTCTCCGTAAAGAACCCCGCCGCCACCGACCAGATGCTGTCCTCGATGCCGCTGGCCTCGTCAAACACCAGCATCACGCCTTGGAAGTTGTGCACCCCCGCGTAGGCGTCGGGGTTCTCCGCGCTCCACAGCCGTCCCTCCGCGCCCCAGTAGCGGGTGCCCATTTTCAGATCCTTTTCCACGATCTCTGTCAACCACTTGGCCGGAGCCACGCGGGTGGCGCTGATCTCAAACCAGTGGCTGTTCAGGCTCATGGACAGCCACTTGGTTATTTCCGCCCACGTCACCGACCTGAGCTGCGCTTCCGAGTTGGCCGACACAATAGTCGTGGACCCAATGCGCGTCGATAGCATCCAGATCACTAGCCAGGACACCAGCGCCGACTTGCCGATGCCGCGCCCCGAGCTGGTCGCCATCCGCAGCGTGTCAAAGTCAATCTTGCCGTTGTTCTGCGCTATGTGCTCCGCTAATTCCGCCAGCACCTCGCGCTGCCATTTGCGCGGCCCGGCAAAATCCTCAAGCGGCGTCCCCTTCTGCCCCCACGGGAACGCGTACAGCACGAACTTTAGCGGGTCGTTCTTCAGCGCGGGCGTCCACAACCGCGCCATCACCTCCATCTCGTCCTGAGCCGAATAGATTGGTGTTTGCACGGTCTGTGTCCTCTAGCTGTTCTACGACAGTAAACGCGCCCTCCAACACTCGCTGCTGGGCCATCTCTAAGGCGTGCTTAACCGAGATGGTCTGGTCTATGTTGATGTCCAACGCCGTCTTGGCCGTCCAGCCGTGGACGTGCTTCAGGATCTCCAGCGCCGCCTTGGCGTCGCCGTTCCGCGCCGCCTCGTGCAGCACTTCCGAGATTTCCATCTCGCCGTCAGCGCGCCCCTTCAATTCAGCCATTTCCGCCAATTGGTCAAATTGGCACAATTGTCTGTACTCCGCAGGTTGCATCCCCGCAGCTAACGCTAACGAGTCGCCTTTTAACCCACGCCGCGCGGCTGCGTAGATCGAATCCAGTCGCGCCTCAGTTGCCTGAAGCTTGCGCGTGTCGTGTGGAAGCGTGTGCCATGTCATGTAAGACATTTTATATTTAAAAAAAATTGTTTGCAATCCCTCCGTGACCGTGACCGGGCGGCGGCAGGCCCTACCCCCCCCCTAGCAACATGACCATGGCAATAGCTACATGGCCTAGGCAATAGTCATTGTGCTGGTTAAGTTGCAGCATAAGCAAAGCAATAGCAACAGTATCAAAGCAATAGGCAAGATGCTACCTAGCGCAAGGCGATTGCACTTATTGTCCGATTGCAATCCTGTTGCGTCGCGCCATGCGGCGATTGTCCGATTGCACTTATTGTCCGATTGCAATTGGGTCGCATTGCAGCTTGCAAGTGGCTTGCGGCGCGTCTCACGTCGCGCGCCGATTGTCCGATTGTCCGATTGCACTATCAGATTCCAATCGCGCCAGATATAATTTACTGTTACTATATATGTTACACTTTTATTTTTCTTTAGGGTCACTACATCTAAAAAGACAATAAGACATAAAAGCCCGGAAAACCGGCGCGTTTACCGTCGCGCAACCATTCAATAAACCGTCAATCCATCATGCATTTTTTTTGTCATTCCTGCAATTTTCCGCTTGCTAATGCAGTAAAATCTATTACAGTGGTTTGTATCGAAACGGCGCGCAATGACGCCAAACGATAAAAGGACAAACACAAGATGATTAAGACGGCTCAGGAAATGACAACGGCGCTTAAGCGCGCAAAGTTCACTGGCGTGGTACTATACCAAGGCGCCAGCGCATTAGACGGCGCGCCGATCGTAGTGATTGCGAACCGTATTACCGCCGCTAGCACTAACGCCAAGACCGGCGCGATGGTTCAGACTTTCATTATCCGTTCCGATATCGATCCGTTGACGGCGCTTAAGACCGGCTTTGACGCCAGTGTGTGCGGCGATTGCCAGCATCGTCCCGCGAATAACGGCTCTTGCTATGTTAATGTTGGTCGTTCCGTTATGAGCGTTTACGGCGCGTTCAAACGTGGTCGTTACGCCATGCCCGGCGTTGATTATGATCCGGCGATCTTGCCCGCGCTATTCGCCGGACTGGCGTTCCGGATCGGAACCTACGGCGATCCTACCGCCGCTCCATTCCAGATCTGGCGCCGCGCTACTGTCAACGCCAGCGCGATCAATGGTTATACGCATCAATGGCGCAATCCTAAATTTGCCGCGTTCAAGCTGCTATGCATGGCGAGCGCCGATAGCGCCGACGACCACGCCAGCGCCCACGCCACGGGCTGGCGTACCTTTCGCGTCAAGACGCCAGACGCGCCGCGCTTGGCTGGCGAAGTATCTTGCCCTGCGTCAAAAGAAGCTGGCGCCCGTACCAATTGCGCTTCTTGCCGCGCTTGTGGCGGGACTAGCGCCAAGGCCAAGGCGTCAATGGTCATCAATGCCCACGGCGCTACGGCGCGGCGCTTCGCTAACGCCTGATCCGCAATAAAGGAACCCACGCCATGCAATCCTACATTGATCGCGCCGCGCGCCTCTCTCGCCAGTCCTACCATTCCGCCGCGTATATCGCCGACTGGAACAAGCTTGAAGATGAATTGATCGCGCTTCCCCGCGCGATGCAACATGAATTGGTTGACCTAGCGATTAGCGTCATACCCATGACGGGCGCCGCGATGGTCATCACGTCAATGCTGCAATTCGAAGAACTGACTTGCGAGTAACGCCCATCCGCCCCATAGCCCCCACGGCGCGCCACCCGGCGCGTCGCCCCTTGCTCCCAACACAACCGAAAGGCCCCGCACATGATCGCGATCATCGAAGCTCTGCTAACCATCGTAAGCCTAGCAATAGTCGGTGCCCTTCTGGCAATGGCGTTCATATAGATATTGAGGTGTGACCATGGAAAAGCATCGCCACAAAGACGGTCCGCAATATCCGACCCTCGCCGGGCTGGACCGCTACAGGCGCGCGCCCGACGCCGACCGCCGCGCGTACGGCCAGGCCGTGCTGGCCGCCATACGCGCCTTGCAAGCCCGCGAACTAGCGCGGGAGCTACCATCGCACCCGTGCCCCTGCGCTAGCGGCACATGGGAGAGCGACGGTCACGCCATCTTGCGCGCTGTGCGCGCTCAGAACCGGAGGGCGTGACGTGATTACAACCACAATCCACCCGACGCGCGTTCGAACCGTTCGCTATTTTGACCGGCTGATAGGGTATTACGCTCCGGTTACCTATTGCCGTACCAAAACCCGCGCATGGCGTTGCGTCAGCGTCCTAGGCGCGTTGGGCTACGCTAAGAACGAAACGGACGCCCGGCGCTGGCTCATGGAGATGGTGCCATGAGCGCGTACTATAACGAGATCGACGCCTACGCCGCGCAATGGCTTCGCAATCTTATAAATAAAGATTTAATCGCTCAAGGAGATGTAGATGAACGGTCTATTTGCGACGTGGCTTCAACGGACCTCAAGGCATATCGACAATGTCATTTCTTCGCAGGCATCGGCGGATGGTCACACGCCTTGCGCCTCGCCGGATGGTCAGACGACCGCCCCATCTGGACGGGAAGCTGTCCTTGCCAGCCATTTAGCGTTGCAGGTAAAGGTGCCGGAACCGCAGACCCCCGGCACCTCTGGCCCGACTTTCATCGCCTCATCGCCGCCGTCAGGCCCCCTGTCGTCATGGGAGAACAGGTTGCGGGAGCGGCTGGGTATGGTTGGCTCGACGGAGTTCGCGCTGATTTGGAAAGAGAAGACTACGCCAGCCGGGGAGTCGATCTCCCAGCTCTCGCGGTCAACGCCCCGCATATTCGCCAGCGGCTCTACTGGATTGCAGTGGACAAACTGGCCAACGCCAACGACGCGCGATTCCAAGGGACAGAGCGGCGCCGGTCGGCAGGAGCGGAAGGGGAACCCGCTGGACACCCTACCAAACGCGATAGCAGCCACATGGCCGACGCCTCGGACAACGGGCCAAGCTTCGGGCCGCATCCTGACGCCGGACGGACAGAGGACGAACGCCGCAGGAACAATTACATTCGGGGCCAACATCTCGGATTTGGTTCATCTGTATGCGACATGGCCGACACCAGTAGCCAACCCGGACAACAAGACACCAGAAGCGCATTTGGCCATGAAGCTTCGAATGGGCGAACGGGACGGCACACACAGCAACCGGACGGCCATCACAGACCTTCAAGTTATGGCGAAGGCTTTTGGGACGACCACATCTGGCTCACCGGATCAGACGGAAAGTCGCGGCGCTCTAAACCCGGCCTTCCCCTGCTGGCTTATGGGGTATCCAACAGAGTGGGACGATTGCGCGCCTACGGCAACGCCATCGTTCCGCCGCTCGCGGCAGAAGTGATCAAAGCATTCATGGAGTGCGAACCATGAGCGTTGACTATCACTTGGCCCTGTCAGATCACTACAAGGCCGTCCGCGCGCGGCTCAACGCCGGGCCTCCGCCCGCCCCGGTCGCCATCGCGCCCCCGCCGCCGCCCGAACCGGAACCGGAACCCGACCCGCCCGAACTGCCCCCGGCGTCCTTCCAATACACCATGTCCGCCGCTAGGCGCATCGCTCAGGCCGCGCTCGTGCCCCACGGGATGACCTGGACCGAAGCGATGGGTCCAAGCCGCACCCTGCCCTACACACGCGCCAGAGCGGATGTGTACGTCGCCCTGCGCAAACACGGGTGGTCGCTCATGAAGATCGGGATCTTCTGCGGACGCGACCACACGACCATCATGAACGCCCTACACCCAAAGAAGGACTGCACCAAATGAACATTACAGACCAGATCCTATCCGACCGCGAACAGACCCACGGCGCGTTCCGCGAAGTCGCGGGATACTCGCAGGCGATTAAGCAGCTAATGCGAACCTCGCGCAATTGGAGCCGCCTAGACGTGACGCAGGCGCAGGCGCTGGAGGTTGTCGCCGACAAGGTGGCGCGCATCCTGTGCGGCGACCCGTCCTATCAGGACCACTGGCAAGACGGCGCGGGGTACTTCGAACTCGTGGCGCGCGACCTGGTGCAAGCGCAGGGGCTCGTCACCCGCGAGGTGTCCATGCCTGACCGACCCGGCGATGAGCCGCTGGACGCGCCTGCGTTCCTGACGGAGGGCCGGGGATGATCTTGCAGCTAAACCCGACCATGCCCCTCACCACGCCGCACGGGCGAGCGCTGGCGCACTTCCTGATCGACAACGGCGACGAACACCACCTGCTGTGGGTGTGCATTCAGGACGACACTGGCGAGATCTGGGTCTGGCCTAACCCTGACGTGCGCGGGCGCAACAATCCGACAATGGGGCGCAAGCTGACCGCAGAATAATCCTTTACGCCATCGCGCTGACGTGCGATGGTTTACCGTCAACCAAGGGGAGACTACAATGGCATTTCAAATCGACGTAAACGAACACGATGCAATCGCGTATGTGAAGATCCAAATCGCGGGCAAGGCAATCCATGAGGCGGCGTTGCTGGCCTACTACTGCGACGGGCGGCGCAAGCAACAATTCCATGAAGAGATGGAACATGAGATCGAAGAATTGCTTTGCTTGTTGGGCGTAGACGACCGCTCCACTGCCCGCGCGCTGAGCAACCAGGTTGAGGTGTTGGAATATCAGATCGAAAACCTGCGGGCGGCT